ATTAGGCATGGCAATCACTGCCAGCCGTTAGGTGCGACGCATGGTGCGCTCCTCATCGTCGGCCTCTGGCTCTACGGAATCAACCTTGGCGTGATAGCAACGGGCAGATCCGATCGCGGTGGTGGCATTAAGTCGAGTGGCCAGTGAGCTGGAATCATAGAAAGCCTGTAACACTTTGCTGCACTTCTGGGTATGAGCATCGACGGTGGTATCGTCATAAGAATCTTCCACAATAATATCTACCGGGACGCTAAAAACTCCCGATCCCTGCACCGGCTCTTCCGTGCCTAGGGTGGCTTTAATGATGATTGATGGCGGTAAATTCTCGGTCTTGTCGTGGCTAAGGTGATAATTAACGCCAGTGACTGTAGTGGCTAGCAGCTCTTGTAGGGCTGCTTCGACAAGGCGATCGAGCATGGTGACGGCGGGCATATATTCTTTACCTTGTCACCAGATAGGGCGAATGGATGGATCGAATGTGACCATGGTTTTACAACCCGCCCCACCATGCGGAAACGTTGGGGTGTAGTGGTATCGCTTCACGCAATCGGGCCAAGTCATCGTGGCCTTCCCTCTGGCTGCCTTCGGCGTATCCACGGATCGATCATTATCCTCAATAATAAAGGTGCAGGGTAGATCTGCCCCAGCGACGTAGTTTACGGCCTCATAAAAATGCCCCTCATCCTCAGCTCCATCGCCCAAGAAGCACCACACCTTTGCCGAGTTTCCTTGTTCTTTTAATGTGTGCGCCACTCCGGCCGCTATCCCACAGGTGCCGGCCAACACGCTTGAGGTGTAGAAATTCAGTTTACGGTCAAAGACAAACATAGAGCGACCTTCTCTAATCATTTCTTCAAGCAAATTGGGATCTCCGCCAGCGAGCAGATAGTGGTAGTGGGATCTGTGGCTTGAGAAAATCCAATCGCCCGGCTTAATGTCTTTGAATATCTCAATGAGCTGATCCTCATTCCCCCCGCATAAATGAATCAGATATGGCAGTTTGCCCTGCTCAAATAGCGCCTTAATCCGCAGTTCAAAATCAATTAGATCCTGTTTGTTCATACAAAGGCATCGTGACTATCGGTGGCCAGCTTTTCAAACAGTGCGACCTTGGCGTGATTGGCGCATTCGTGCAGGCAACTGACGCCAGGGTTAAAGTTCTTATGCCATGCCCGCGCTTCTTCGCTAAACCATGCCTCGGCAAAACTTTGGTTTTTCATGGAGGCGATCCGGCCGTGATTGCTGTAGGCGGTGTTGTGACAGGCGTAGATATCCAGATCCGCACCGACAACGCAGACCGCCTGAGCATAAAGACAGCGATGGAATGGCCGAACGGGTGACTTACTTGGGCTATCAAGATCGTAGGTGGTATTAATGGTGAAGTCTGAATCGCAAAATGACTGGCATTCGGCCAGTTGTTCGCGCACACGGGTAGCGATTGGGGCGTGGTACTCTTTGAAGTTTTGTACGTAGACGGGCGAAAAGCGCACGTTTTCCACGCCGATATCTTTGAGCCGCTTTGCAAAGGGCACTAGCCCCTCGTAGTTGTAGTTTGTAATTATGAAATTCACACCCAGATCACAGGACTGGGTTTTTGTCTTGGCAAATTGCTCTAGGTTGGTGATGACGCCGTCGAACCAAGATTCCGGCACGTTGCGACTAGCGACCATCTGCTCGGAGCTGGTGTAGTCCATCGAAACCCTCACCCACTTCGCCTGACCTAATAGTTCCGCCCGCAGGCCGGACAAGCTTTGACCGTTTGTAATCATCGACAGATCCAGACCAGCCTCGATGGCACGGCCCATGATGACGGCGATATCTTTATGCAGTAAAGGTTCGCCACCGCCCGAGAAGGTGATGGCCTTGGTACCGATGGCGCCAAGATCGTCCATGAGCTCAAGGGCTTTTTCTGTGGGCATAGTGTCCCGCTCGTTCATGGCGGTGTGCATGCCTGATTGGAGATGTAGCTCTGGCCGATCCTTCTTGCGGGTGGAGCCGTCCGAGTAGGTGCAGAAACGGCAAGCGTGTTGGCAGATATTAATAGGTTTTATCCGCACGTAAATCGGTGCGGTGATAATATCGTCCCGAAAGCTGGCGATCTTTTCTGGAAACGAAAAGATTTTAAGATCGCTGTACTTGTTCTGCTTCACCACTCATCCTTCCGCTCAACCAGCATGGTGGAAGTTCCGACGCTTAATCTATCCAATGCGCTTTGATATTCGCTGACTACGCTTTCTTTTTTTAGTTCGACGATTGGGAAATCGATCATTTTCCTAAGAGCTTTGGTGAAGTCCTGCGTGTGAGTCGGCCCCGTGTAGAGCGGCTTGCTTTTATTTCCTATGACTACCCGTAAGATGGCGGCCGGCTTAAATTGATTGCAGCTAATGTGCTGGGCTGCGCCTAGGTGATTTACAATGGCGTCCAGTGCGTTCAGAATAAAATCCATCCGCTCAATAAATACGACTGGTTTCAGCCCGGCTAAACTCAGGCCCGTGGCTAGTCCTACCATCAGATTTTCAGCGACAGGCGTTTCGATCAGTTGTGAATCCGCAACATTATTGAGCGTGCCTGCCGCCCGGCCGCCTATCTTTACCCCGTAGCCTATAAACCTAACGGCCGGATCGGCCGCCAGTAAATCCATCGCCTGAGTTAGCTCCTTCTTCACAGCAAGCCTTCCTCTTCTAAAATATGAACAGCGTGGAATGCGCTTCTAGCCATCTGACCGCGTTTGGTAAATATGACTGTCTCTGTATCCGCGCAGAGCAAATGAAAGGCGTCTTTGTTATGAACGTTAAGGCATGGCCAGCTCGGCCCGGTGGAAGTTCCGATGACGGCTTTTGCCTTGGCGGCAGTGGCTCCGATCCAAGTCACATTCTTGCCATCAAACGCTGGGCATAATCCAGTAGCGACTGTGCTAATTACGCGATGACCCTTGCTAACTAGCTTAGATACTAGGACGCGAAAATCGTCGGGGTTAAAGTTTGTAAATTGACCAGACAGCCCTGGCGAATTTATCACGACGATGTCGAAGTCTGGAGCCATCTGAATAAAGGAATCTAAGGCTGGATAATCAAACAGGAGATCATCGACTTTCTGCATCGGATTCTTGACGCACATCCTGCTGGCCAGTTCCTCAAACCAGTCTAAATGAAATTTTGCAAAGTTTAATTTATCGGTGTGACGCTCCCAATATCCGCCCGTGTTCCGCCAAGAATCAATGCTGTTAGCTGGTGCTTCGCTGATGGGTCGAATGCGTAGCCGTAAAGATATGTCGCTTCGCAAGGCATCAATCTCCTCAAACTTGCACAGCTCTGGATTGTGGTAGTGCGTGATTTCAAGATCTGGATTTTGCAGGCATAGCCGACGTAGAAAGTTTAACTGTACTAGGTTATCGCCCAAACGCAGTGCGTTGTGGGTGTGAATCACGGATTGCGTTCCTTAAATATTTTTTCGCCTAGCTCGTAGTTTTCCTTGGCGTTGTGCCGTTTAAATTCCGCGTCCTGAGTTGCCCCGGTGAAGAGCGGATTATTGTGGGCAAATACGATGTCCTTAGCAGGAATGATAACGCCGTCCTTCGCCCCTCGTAAACTGTACTCGTTATCGCTGAAAATGCCTGAGCATGCGTCGTACTCCGGCGCAAAGAGCGTGCCCTGCTGTGCCAGTCTTGCTTTTGTCAGGATCGCCATGCAAAGCAGATCGTCCTTACGATGGCCGTCAGAGATTGCGAGCACTGCGGGCTTGCTGGTATCTCCCAAACGTTCGGTGATGATTGCGTCCCAGTGCAGAGGAGGATCCCAATCGTCAGATCCTTGTATGATGATCTCGCCCCTAGCTATGGCTGCGGCTCGATTCCAAGCGGCAACGCAACCGCCCTCCCCTTTGACTAAGTTCCAATTTTTCAACGGCTCAGAGCTGGGGTCATTATTGTCGCATGAAAAGATCCACTCGACTGAGGCAGGATCAGCTGCCTTTTTCATCCATAGAATGCGGGCGTTGATCGCTTCCTGGGGTCGACCGCGAGTGGCGTGGCAGACGCTAATCTTTACCGGCTTCTGCGCTCTCCACATTTTCTCGATCTTGTCGGCTTCGGTGGTATCACCCACAGCTCGGCAGGCCGCCAGATAAAGATCGATGCACTCAAAGTCATAGACGGTGCGTTGGGCGTTCCAGATCTTTAGGCCCGGATCGGGCTGAACCATGGCCGACTTCAGCAAGTGATAAGCCTGTAGCCATGCGCCCACGCTAGCTTCTTCCCTGGCTAAAAAGTAAATCGCCTCTCTTCGCCCAGGATTCATCTGATGCGCCTTGTGGTATAGGCCAATCCTAACGGTGCGATCCTGAGTTGCGGTGGCCTCATTGCAGGCGGCTTCGTAAGCTAGCGTCGCCTCTTGCCCCGGCCAGATCGCGGCCACATGCGACCATGGCAGAGACTCGTTTCGCTTATTGCCCAGAAAAAGCTCCTGCTGAAAGTAGTAAGCATACTTGCCCGCCTCACTAAGCTGGCCCTGCAAGATGCGTAGATTGCGGTCGGCGCTGTTTGGCTTGTAGCCGCCAGGGTGATGCTCCACCCACACCTGCTGCTCCCCGACAGATTCATAGCCTGGCAGGGGTAGGAGCGCTTCGTGTACTGCGTAGTGCCACCGGCCTGACCACTGCCCATCCTCTAACCGCTTAACCATTCTTTCCCTTACCGGGGTTAATTTGGCGTTTATAACGTTATAAACGCCTGCGTAGATGCCGAGCTTAGGATTTGATGCAAACGCCTCCACGGCCCTTTTAAGAGCGTTTTTGAGGTCTTTATGAGGCAAATCATCGCAATCCACCCAGAATGCGTAGTCGCCAGTACACGCATTCAATGCGCAGTTCCTAGCGGCGGCAAAGTTGTCGATGTGTTGCCATGACGCTGCGGCCGGTGCGTTGTGATACTCGACTATTTTGGCCCCTGACTTTTCTGCTATGGCCCTAGTGCCGTCATCAGGCCGGCCACCCTGCGCCATGCACACGACTATCTCGCTGCACACAGGCTGAAACGCCTTGAGGGCGCGGTCGATAAACTGGGCCTCATGGCCAGCGATCAGGTAAAGGGAAATTTTAGGATTTCGAGTGGCCATGCTAAAACTCTCGCAAGCCCAAGACGTAAGAGCCGATTGAAGTATCTAAGGTCACGATGCGGAAACTGACTGAGTTAGCCACTAGGACTGAGCCGATTGTGGGGGCGGTGGCCATGTTAGCCACGTCAATGGTGAAAGTGCTGTTAAGATCTAGGTCAAACCCGCCCAGCTCAACCGCTTCCTTGCGTGTAGTCGTGGAAAGAATGCCCGTGACGCTTGTCGATCCGATGGTCGCCGCCGTGCCCGTCTGTTCGTAAAGGGCGGCCAAACTTTCTTTGAGGCATTCCGTAAATTCAGACATGAGAGGATTTCTTAAAGTGGAAAGGGCGGTGAGCCGATTGGCCCACCGCCCTCCCCGAGTGAATTAGCTACCGTTGATACGAACCAAGCTCGCGGGCTCTCCGGCTTTCACGCCGTAGATTAGGGCGTAGGTGCGTTGGAGCATGCCCTTGACCACGTCGTAGTTCTCACGAACTTGGACGGACAGGCCGGTGCGGGGTTCCGTTACCACGCTGATGTCTCCGGGAATCGGGACGCCAGTAGGTACTTCAGGAACGCGGGTCGCGATCAACAAGGCTTCCTGCTGGGCGAAGAATCCGCCGAGCGTGATGCTGTTGGAGGGCACTGCGCTATACTGGTTGATGTTGAATCCAGCCACGTTTCCGATCCCAGCCGTGCGAACGAGGTCGCCAGTGATCTGGGGATTGGCCACGACGGTCGTATCATTCAAGAGTGCGCCGTAGAAGCTGGGGTTAAGAACAGCGTACCGGCCGTTGACTGGTACGTTGCTGTTGTTGAGGGTGATTCCGGCCGACACTACCGAGCGGTAGGAGAAGGCGCTGGAAGCAACCGTCAATGCGCTGGTGAAGGTGGAGGAAGTCACGAGAGCGAGCAAATCTCCAACCATTTGCAACCCGAGGGCGTGCGCGGCTGCGCCGGCGAAACGCTCGATAAGGTTGATGTTGGAGCTGGTGCGCTCTTGATCGTCCACAGAGTAGGAAACGTGCTTGAACTTGTTGAGAGTGATTTGCACGTCCGTCTGAGTTGTCGCAGTCGCTACGTAGCCGTTAGCCTGCGAGTAGTCCTGGGCGGTCGTCGCAGAGATACGGTGGGTAAAGACTGACGCGTTGTATTTAGCTGCTTCGCTGCTGAAATCCGTTACAGAATTTCTGAGGAAGCTGTAATCTGCCACGAGGATCTCGAGAGCCCTCTGAGCGATTACATTGGCATTCGTTGTTCCGATTGTGTTGGCCATTGTAGTGTTCTCCTAGTGGACTGGATTACAGTCCGAGTTTGCGGAGCAGTTCCGACCGACGGGCCGGATTCTTTTCCGCGTTGAATTGATTGAGGATTTCTGCCCGGCCGAGCGGTTGGCTCGATTCAGCGGGAACCGCCACTGCGCCAGCAGCGTCGGCCTTGGCTTTTTCCAAAGTGGTCACGGCCTTGTCGTCGGCCTTCTCTTCAACATTTGCGCTCATCTCTTTTTTCGTCATATCTTCAGATGGCATCTCAGGCACTTCGACAACGTCAGAAGCTGCGTCGGCTTTCATAAGAACAAGCAGCTCAGAAAGCATTGCAGCGATATCGGTCAAAGTAGGTTCTGCCATTTTCTCTTCAGGCTTGTCGGCAGGCATCTCAGCCAGTTCGGCTTTTGGTGCTTCGACAACGGCGGGAGTTTCAACGGCAGGAGCTTCGGGTGCGGGAGCTGCCACAACGGCAGCCTCACTCAGCTCTTTTTTGACTTCGACGGGTGCTTCGTTCATTTGAAGTTTTTTCATGTCAACTGCTGTGAATGCAGAAAATAATCCGGCGCTGTTTGCTGCGGGCGAGCTAACTACGGAAATATCGTAAATCTCGCTTACCCTGGCAAATCGATCGCCTGCTACTTGTTCGGGCACTCCGCTAAAAGTTAGGGATAGGCCGAATCCTTCGGGCAATACGTTGGCTAAATGCTGAACAAATTGCGCCTCGTTCGTGTTAAACAGAGTGAGATCGCCCATGAGTCGATCGCCTTCAATCTTAAATCCGTCAATATACCCTAAGATTCCAGAGACTTCCGCACCGTGGCCCATGGTCACTTTAATGCGCTTCATGGACAGAGCCACAGCCAGCGCTTGTTCAAGGGAGGTTTGATCGATCAGTAGGTTATGGCCCTTGGCCTCGCCTATTGTTAAAATGGATACGCTAGAAAGTTTGTTGGCCATGCTGGCCAACGGGTGTCAAATTATCGCTTCTTTTTAGCTTTTGTCTTTTGCTTTTTAAAACCGACGGCCTTGGCAACCATATCCAACTCTTTCGCAGAAAGGTTAAAATCTGCATCATCCCGCATTGTAAAAGATTCTGTCTGTGGCTTAGCGGATAGTTTCATCTGCCTGGCACAAACGGCTGCCCTTTGATCGTTTTCTGGAAACTCGGACACCATTGTTGGATTGCCCATGCAGCGAGCCATAAACTTGTCATCAGTCTCGCCTGCGTTTTGTGTTGGCAAATCTAGCTCAACCCTTGCGCTTAGTTCCGCATCTGGCCCAGCGTTCGGATCTTTCTCGGGATTAACTGGCGTGGGTTCGTCGATTGCGGGTGCTTCTTTGACTACTTCCACAGGGGCCGCCACGTCAGTCTGTGGTGCCACTGTTCCAATCGATGCTACGAATTCACGCTCCTTTGCGATCTGTCTAACTTGCTCTTCCCAATCCTGACCGAGCTCGCCAAAGTAATCCTGCAAGCTGGACAGCCCAGCCTTGTAATCCTCGCGTGCCTGCATTGCCTCGCGCCCAGCGTCCACAGTCAGCGACTTCGGTGTCTGCCACGTAACCTTTGAATAATCTTCCACGGCTGGCAGGTCGCCGTTAGCGATTGCGCCGCCGATGAAGTAGCGCCATGCGCGGTTGCAGAATCTGTCGATAAGTAAGCGTTGCCGTTGTTCAAATCTGCGCTGCGCCTTTGCTACAATAAATCGCATGCCTGCTCCGCCGACGCTTGCTGGGTCGTAAACAAATTCAACTGGCAAGCCCAAGCCCATAGCCACGTCACGAATGAGGAACTTGGCGAAAGGTTCAAAGCCAGCGTGCGGCCTGTTCGGCCCGATCATCTCAATCTTTTCGCCAGGTGAAAGGCGCGGGATGGTGGCAGACGATGTGATCTCCTCGCGGGCGATGGTGCTTTCTCCACTGTCCTGCGCCTGCACTGTTCCAAAGAATCCACCCTGTCCGGCCAGCTCGTCACCTTGGTCGGTTGTGATGACGGCCGCAATCGATCCCTGCAATTTCAAGGCATCCTTTTCAAACTCGCCGAGCATCTTTAAATCGCGTACGTGATTTAATGCGCGAGCGAGTGAAGAGCCGCCACGGATTTGATCCGGCCGCTCCAGCTCCATCAAATGAATGACGGTATCTGCGCCGAGCTTTCGGTACAGCTCGCCCGTCTGGACTAAGTATCCAGTAGGCTCGCCGAGCTTGCCGAGGAATACGCCATCCGATGTTCCGTAGTCGTCACCTTCGCAAACGCGGTGGCCTTCCACAATTTGCAGCTTCCCCTTCTCAGTCATAATGACGAACACGTCGCCGTCCACGTCGATCGATCGAGATAGCGCCAGCAGCATGTCTGTCCAGGTCATGCGCCCAGTAACTTCAGGCGATGGCACTACCACGTCGCGCCAATATTCCTCGCACAGTCTGCCAAAGTCTTGGTCTGCTCCACGATACTGTGGTCGGAGTCCTGGCCCGATTGAATAGGTGGCGATTGAATCCACCGCCCCTTTGATTAAGCCGACGTTGCGGTACATGTGCCGGGCGAGCTTGAGCAGTTCAACCCGTGTGGCTTCGTTAAGATCTAGCCGTGAATCGCGTGCGTGTGCTCCGTAGATTACGGGCCGTTTGCGTGAAAAACCTGCGCCCTCGTAAGGTTGGAACGTGCTGATGCCTGCACCGAATCCAGCGCCGAATGCCTTAATCCCTGCGCCCATCCGAGCCACGAGTGAAAGTTTCTGTGCCATAATCAACTATCCAGAATGTAAGAAAATGAGGCGCTGGTGCGTGTGACCTGTACGCCATTTAGGTAATCGATTGCGGCCTGAAATAGCTCAACCCGTTCTGTCGGTTTAAGATCGATCTGGAAGCTGGCCGATTGCCCGCCCGCTGAAGATCCTACCAGCGCACGGCCTGATGCTGCGCCCGTCATTGCCGCATTGCGGTCAGTAGCGAGTTGGACTAGGGCGCTTGCGGTAACACCAGAGGCTTGTGCCAGGTAATTTACAGCAACGGCCCGCGTAAGTCTGCGGGAAATAGCCATTACGCCTCAGAAGGTGTCAACGTTTCCGCCATCGAAGCTGTCGGCTTGATCACTTTGCCATAGACCGCAAAGCCAGCTAGATATGTTTCGCAGTCGTATAAGTGATCCTGCCTAGATTTTATCCGCACCCATTCGTAAAGATCCCTGCCCGTTTTTCGGTTTATCCGATGTACCTTTTTATGGCTACTCATGTGCTCTTTGTAATCAGGCGACACGTCATGCGCCACCTCCCACCTCGGCCCCTGCCCCCGGCGTAACCATGCCAGCAGATCTTGGCAGGCCGGTGAGCTGAGGAGCAGAAGCATACAGCCCGCGTCGGTCGGTTGCTCCGATGAGTGCACCGATTTCAGCCTGCCCTTTGGCGTATCGATCCAGTAGTTCGGCCGCTCCTCGCCCTTCAATGCTTTGAATTTATACCTCGCACAGATTCGGTAGGAATCTTGCGCCTCGTATCCGCTATCCATTGCCGTGTGTTGCGGCTGTACACCTAAAGCATTTAGGTGCTGCGCCACGTCCTCGATCGTCCTTGCCCTGCCCTCATCGATCAATCGGCTCTGGCCGTCCCTGGTAAACGCCCGCACCACATACCAGTACCCGTCGATCTGTCGGTCTATGGCCGCCAGTTTTATATGTTCCACCTCCCATTCCTGCTTTTTGGCAAAGGCACCAGCAGGAATTTCGATAGATTTATCGTCGTCGAATTGATCTTCCCAAGGCATCGCGCTCCATCCGTTTACGAATCCTTGCAAGCCGTGCAGATAATGTTTCTGCGTTAGGAATTGTTTGGCGCAATCCGCAAAGGTGACGGTCGGCGAGTACCAGCTGGGCAGGCGCATGCTGCGCCGGCCGCGTTCTGCGTTTGCATTTGCTGCCACCCACTTGCCCTGCTCGATTGCCGTCCTGCGGTTTCCCTCGTTCCAAGGCTCGTTACATTTGGTGCAGTGATAGAAAGCTGTCTCGGCCACCTTCTGCAGATCCCATCGACCATCCTCTTGCCTGGCGCTGTCAGCCCATCGCACTTGCCCAAACTCCATGGCCTGAAACTCACCGCACTTATGGCAGGGCACATGGTAGGTTTCTTGCGTGCCTGCTTGGTAGTTCTGCCAGATATCGCCGGTGCTAAGCGTCGGCGTACTGGTCAGTACGTGCTTGCGACTAGGAAAGGCTTTGGTGCGCTCTAGTGCTAGGTTATATGCGGCCGCCTCCTTTTCTGTCGGCGGGGCAAACTTGTCCAGCTCATCTAGCACCGCAATGCACACCGGCCGCGAGCTGATGTTTGCTGGCGAGTTAGATCCGACCAGCGAAAGGGTCATAGTAGTAAACTGCATTTCCAAAATTTTAAAGTCGTCGCTATCGTATGGGAACAGTGCCCGCACCGGCTTGCATTTTTCAAAGATGGGAGTTAGTCGCGTCTCGCTGTACGACCTAGCCAGATCGGCGTTAGGCATGACCAGCAGCGCCGGCGCTGGGTCGTTAGCGATTCGGTACGCCAGCCAGACCGCCAGCGTCAGCGTCTTGCCTGTCTGACTACCCCAGCAAAGCGTTACCGTATGCACGCCCGGATCGGCCAACGCCTCTAGCACGCCAGCCACGTAGGGTGTGTAGCTGGTTGAGTACAGCCCTGGGCGTGCCGTGATCCGGCTGTCCAGCTGCACGTACTTCTCGGCCCACTCGATTACGCTTGGTGGTGGCTCAAAGTTCCACCGGCTACGCTCGCGTTTTAGTAACTGCTCGGCCGCCTTCACAGCGCCGCCTGCACTTGTCGCATCACCTGCCCCACCTCATTCTGCACCTCGATCTGGATCTCGGCGGCCGTGCGGTGGGCACAGATCGGCGCCAGTCGCTTTGCCATGCCCATCAGCAACGGGATAAGGGCGTTATCGCGTCGGGCTAGGATCTTGTCGGCCTCATCGATCGGCACCATTTTGCCCTCTGCTTCATTGATATCAGGGCGATCGCCTTTCATTTTTCGCAGAGCTTCTACCACTCTAGTGTAGTCGCCGATCAGGCTAGACCGTTCGGGGCCGCTGGCCTCCTTGGCGGCTTCGCCCAAGGTGGCGGCCAGGGATTCTAGCCGGTCGATCTCGCCGTCTAACCCTATGCCCTCGATCGGCTTCATCGGTTTTGCGTTGGGCACGCCTTGCTTTTTTTCAAGCTGGCGCCGGGCTTGCCGCAAACCGACGCCGGTGGCAGCGGCTTGAGCAAGGATTGCGGTGTTTGGTCGGCGTCCCATAGGTCATTCAACGTTTTTGCGTTTTATTCAAGAAAACATCGCAGGTCTTTGCCAT